ACTTCAAGGACGCCCAGATCGCTGCTCACAAGCGTTCTATTGCCAATGAGATCAACATGGACTACCACCAGTCCAAGATCGATGAGATCGCCAACCACGGTGCTCCTATCGAGTTCTTCATTCGCACGGGTCGTAAGTATCTCAAGGTGATGATGAAGGACAGTGGTGGCAGCATCAGCATCCATGCTTTTGTTGATCGTAACACTGGTGATGTGTACAAACCCGCCAGTGTCAAGGCACCTGCCAAGGGCATTCGCTACAATATCCTGAACGATGAGAATCGTGAGGAACTCTACGCCACTGCTGACTGGGCAGGTGGTTATCTCTACGCTCGCTGAGGTTATCATGAAAGCAAACTACATTGACAAGAAGCATTGGGAAGAGTTGTATGCTACACTCCATGATGCATATGTGAGTTGTATGCACAATAACAATCCCACATATGAACAGAAACTGGCACAGGTTCTGGACCATATGATCTACAACAAAAAGTACTTCTACATTCGATGACCATGACTAAAGACATCACACCTGAAGAGATGATCAAGAACCTCAAGCGTATGAATATGACGCCAGAGGAGATCAGAAAAGAAGATGCAAAGGAATTGGGAGAGAAACTCGGTCAATTGGTTGGTGCTATTCTCTCCACTGCCATCCTTGCTACTATCATATGGGCAGTGCTATCATATATCTTTGCTGTTAGTGTAACGTGGTTGCAGGTATTGGGTGGGTTGATTCTCTTTAATATTGTTATCAATGGTATTGCTCGTAAACTCAAATGACATATACTAAAGAACAACTGATTGATGCATTGTGTGCAGAGTATGCTCATCTATGCCATGATGACTTCGATCCAGATCAAGATCTGTCCCCAGAAGAGTATCGACTCAAGCTAGAGTGTTATAGTGATGAGGATCTCATCAATGAGACCTCAGTAGATGAGCATTTCACAATCCAACAATTCATGGAGACATGGTTATGACTTACGAAGCAGAAGTACAATTTAAGTTTGACGCTACCTACACGCACTCCTATAGTGGTGGGTTTGGTTCTACCATTGGTGATGATGACTTCCTCCCTGAAGAGCATTTCCTGATCACTGCACCAGCAGCAGATCTCAACTGCAAACAGTATTTCAAGTTATTTGAGAAGTTCATGCTATGTGTAGGCATGTGCCCCTCATCTATCAGATCAGGTGCTATGTCGTTGGTCTTCAACGATTATGTTACTGAGGAAGAGCAGCGTAAGGTCTGTAAAGAGTATGAACTGACCATGGATGAAGACCTGGAGAAGAAATACCAGGATTTCAAAGAGCGTGATGCTCAATGGGCTAAGATGAATGCTCATTATGAGAAGAACTTTGGTAGTGAACCAAAGATCAAAGGTGATCATATGCCACCATGGGGACATTCTGACATGGAAGCACTTGCTGATAGCGCAAACGGAGTAGCATGATGATTAGTAAGAACTGGGATGTAATGAATAAGTTGGAAGAGTCATTCTCCAACATTACCACAATCAGTTTTATGTTAGAAGAACTGACTGAAGCAATGGATAATAATCGTATGGATGCTGCCCATGATATTGCACATGCACTGAATGCTTTCATGCCAGTATATACTGACAACTGGGATCGAAACTTCAAGAAAGCATGGGATGAGGTAGTGAAAGATGACTGAAGAGTACGGACACATTTCTGATGCATTTGATATGCTACCAGAAGAGGAACTTCTTATGACTGAAGACATCCAACAACCAAATGGAGATTTCCTAAAGAACTATCCTGATGTCACCCGTGTTGAAGTGATTACTAGTGAAGGAAGAGAGTTTGTAAGATACGAATGCTCTAATGTTCAAGTATCACTTCAGGATGATGGACAAACAATCAAAGTATTTCTCTTTACGACTTATGACTGACGAACAAATTAAAATGCTCCGTTGTCTCATCCAAGATGAGATTGAACGTGCCCAGATTGATGGATTTGAGCACGGACAATGGGGATGGGCAGAAAAACATCTTGATGAAGGATGGAAAGTATTTCAGGAGAGTTTCAATGACTGAACATGAAATAGGATTTAAAGAGTTTCGTAATGGTGTAGCAGTTACTCTTGGTATTGTTGGTTTTGGCATGTTAATCATTGCTGGACTAGCAATGAACGATAAACCAATCGATGAATCATCTTTTGAGGTGGTTGACAAATACAAAGAGTGTGATGTAGTAAGATACGCACCACACCAAGTTGCAGAGTACAAGTATTTCCTTTATTGCGAGAAGAACAAATGAGTATCCCACATTTTAAATCTGGTCATGATTGGGAAGCATTTACCCAAATCTTTGATAATCAATGGCATTGTAGAAGAGCACTGCTCAATCGTGTCAAGGATGATATGTTCCCTGGATATGAGTGGCACACACTTACACCAAAAACCTTGGAAGTGATCAATGACATGGTACAATCCATGCTGTATGATGTAGATCGTCAGTTCAAAGAGACACACCAGGACTACAAAACTGATGATGATGACATCTTCATTCCCTATCGCTCTTTCAAAGAGAATGTTACAGATGCACTCAAAGAGGCACTGAATGCTCAGAAGGAGTGCCCTCCATGTGATACAATTGCATGTGCAGACCACCTTGCTGACGACTAATGGCAAAGAATCTTGACAACATCCCACAGGGCACATGTGTATGCTCTGCCTGTAACACTCGTAAAGACAACGTAGAATTTTCTTGGTATGCCAATCGATTTACAAAAGATGGTTATCGTCTACGTGTTAACACATATTGTGATACTTGCAGCACTCGTATTAGCAAGGAACTCGCTAATGTTAAAAAGACGATCCTGAAACAGCATCCACGCCCTGCATATGGAGATAACTGTGCCATATGTGATAAACCAGTGTATAAGAACAAAGCATCTGTACCTGATGGTGTAGATGGCACATGGGGATGGCAATGTGACCATGACCATGACACTGGAGAGTTCAGGGGATGGTTGTGCAAGAAGTGCAACACGGGTATGGGAGCACTGGGTGATGATCTTGAGTCATTACTCCGTGCTGTCCAATACCTTGCCAAGCAGGATGACCTAGAATTCTATACTGTATGGAATGGTGGACGCAACAAAATTGCGTCAAAGGTCAATAAAGAGTATTTAAAACGCGGAAACTGAATACATACTATTATGAAACCAAATATTCAAGAGTATTTCTCTTACCGTTACGACGGTAGTAACAACCTAACGTTCACTATTCACCATGAATTTGTGAAAGAGTTGAAGTGGCAGGATGCAGATCTTGAATTATCATTCGGTGGTATCACCAAAATGAACGATTGGGGATCTGACGTGCGCTTGACAATCCAGCAAAAAAGACCTAAGATTTAAACTGTTCAACCACGTTCACGGAGTTTCCACCATGTACACACGAGTAATCGATCGAAGCGTCTACTACGTTGATGATTTTGGTTATAAGACCACATTTGAGTGTGATCACAATGAAGAAGGATGGTATGTTGAACTATCTTTCAGCGATGGTGGGTATGATGTGTACGGACCATATCATTCAAAGGAGGAAGCATCCTGTGTTTTTTGATTCAACTTATGATTTGTTTGACGAGAAAGCAGCAGAGGAAGCACATAAGTGTGCAATAGAACTAGAAAAACGTGCTGCTGAACTAGAAGTGACTGTGGACTATTTTATTGAGGAGTTTGACATCGATGAATTCTACGTTTGAACTGACACCACAAGAACTGTCCATACTCATTTCGTCAATGCAGTACATGACAGGACGTGAAGAGGCACAAACAGGACCACCCACTGCGGTCTCTCGCCTCTATAATAAATTACATACTCGTCATGAGTATCTGCTCCGCATTCAACGGCATTATGAACACGACATTTGATCAAGACATGGTGTTTGCTCCACTTCCTATGAAGCAACCAGCAGCACCTACACTGCGTTCACAACCCGATAGTAAGCACAAGTGGAAACTGGTGCTTCATAAGCAAGACGGTACGAAACTGATTCGCTTTGCTTCTACTAAGAAACATGCATTGAATGTTGGACGCAGCATTCATGAATCAAAGAACCGTCCGACCAAGATGTTTAGTATTACCAAGGTATGATTAGCATGAAAGTTGATGAAAATGGAGAAGTAGTACCAGGTATGCAACCAGGAACTAATATTTGGTCTCCACGAACAGAGATCAATGCTATCAAAGCAGCATTGAAGAAAGATCATCTGTATAATGATGATGAACTGAGACATCTCAAGTCACGCTTGCGTGATATGTACATTGTCAACAAACAACTCAAGCGAGGTAATGGATTTGGCAGAGCATCCTGAGATTGCAGAGTGTCATTGGTATGATGATACATTTCGTGTCTACAAGCGTCGCAGTGGATTGTATTCTAGTGTGACAAAGGAAGGACGAGAACTCTTGACAGGATTAACTGAAGAGAGTATTGTACACATGACCCGTTGGTATCTTAAATGTGAACAAGATGGGTCATTAGAAGAAAATTCACGAATCGTCGGTGATGCCACCGTAGGAGGAAAACTATGACTACCAAAAGACAATTCATTGACAAGAACGGAAACACATGGGAATGGGATGAAACTCCTGATACCTTAAAAGCGATTCAACGTCTACATGATGACTATCGCAAGATCAACGCTCAGACCCCTCCAGAAGACCCTACAACCACCCTCTAACCCTGATTATGTACGAAGACCTCACTAACGAATCATTTGAAGCAGATGGAGAGTTCTGGGAAAGTATTCAAGTACCCTGGGACGACTATGATGATTACTTGCCCAAAGAAGAACTAAATACAACTTCTTCATACGAGTACGATGACCCCACAGAAGGAAACGATGTATTCACTGAATAACGAACACGCCACGATCATTCGTAATCTATTACACAATGAGCGACTCCAATACGAATACTGTGACTACAAAGGCACAGACGCAGTGTACTTCAAGACCATTACCGAAGCGATTGCCCGTATGGAACACCCCGAAGAGTTTACAGGAACTGAAAACGGGTGATGTAGTATTACATGAAGGACAACTTGCTAAAGTCACTTTTACTAATCAACTCTATGTGGTCGTTACGCCAAAAGATATGCAATATGGCGTCCTTGTTTTCCCAGAATTCCTCAACCGTGTCCAATTCTTATCTTGATGAACTAGATGATTACCTACCACAATTTCTATCAGGTAATCTATCTGTTAAAGAACAAATAGATTTCATTCAAACTGTTATTGATTTTGATCTACAAGACAGATACCAATTACACTCTGAGTGTAAATACTTTGTATTAGAAGGTATGTGTTACGAAGTCCCCCTACCATGACTAACAAAGTTCCACCAGCATATTACACCACAGTATCCAATGGATTCATTCAATTAAGATCATCCCAAAGATCTGGTGTAATACAAACATTTGGTAATAATATTGCAACTGCAATTGTACAAGGTGATCAGATAGTAGCAACATCTACTAAAGGTATTACTTACATTTACCAAATAGCAAACAACTATGCAGTATTAAAGAAAACCTTTTGGAGATGAATTTATGAAGTTGAGATTTTGTGTGGTATGTGGCACTAATAAGAATTTAGAGCATCATCATATCAAACCTATTGTTATGGGTGGAACTGATCATCAACATAACTTCCTTACATTGTGTACTGAACACCACTCTATGATTCATCAGATAAAACCAGGATACTGGAATGAAATGAGGAGATTAGCAAAAGAAGGAAGACGTAAAGCACAAGAATCTGGAGTAAAGTTTGGAAGGAAGAGATCTTACACTTCATCTCAAGCAGATGAAGTTGTAAGTAAACATATTGATGGGAGTGGAATGGGAACAATTGCAAAATCATTGGGAATGACTAGATCAATGGTTCAAAGAATTCTCAGAGAATATAAAAGAGGTATGTACAAATGAAGTATGTGGTACTATTCCAAAGACCAGGACGAGTAGCAAACATGGATGAATGGTTTGATACTCAACATGATGCGGAGAGAAGGTGTGAGCAATTACAAGATATGTTTGATTGGTTGTATGAAAGGAACAATAAAGTAGATGGTCCTGCTAAATGTTGGGTAGAAGTTAAACAGTGAACTAATTATTTTGATGAAACTGAGAATTGTTTTAATATCAAAATAAATATACTTTAGTTTTCCACAAGGGTGTGGAAAAGTTGTGGAAATGTGCTGAGTTCTTGTGGTCTTAGCACGTCTGCACACGTCTGTCAAGTTTCCACAGACACTGCAAGAACTGGCATATATCAGCATTTCTGATAGAACTGGGAGTTTTCCACAGAAACTGAGAAAACTGTGGAAAACTGTGGTTTTCTGAGAAATGTGAGATTTCTGACAGAAACTGCAGGACTTGACAGAACTCCCAGTTTCTGCTAGAATAACTCTGTTAAGGTTGATAGATATACTATAGGTAGCTTAGAGACAGTTGGAGTACTTTATAGTAAAGTTACAACATGAAGAGGTATTGGTATGGTATCCTCCTATTAGAGGTTTTAGGAAGATTATACCACAACCATACTTCTCAATGGAACTGGCACAAAGAGTCAGAAAGAGAATGTGTTTACCAGTTGGTAGATATAATCCAGATTATGTGAAAATTGTCAGTAGAGAACAATTAACACAGTTACTGGAAAAAGCACCAGAATGGGTAAAAACATACAAACCTGCTACTTTTATCAGAGGTAATAACTATTCTGATAAAGGAGAGATTCGTGGTGCCAACTATAATGACAAAGGTCACACAGAGGTTGGCACCATTGGATGGATGAAGTATTCGGATCGAGTATACAACAACAAGCGACTGGATATCCAGGAGAAGGACAGTTTTGGAACTGGTCCATAGGGGTTGACAGGGAGGGAAATCCGTTGTATCTTAGGTGAGTCGTTGACATTCAACTAACTCAAATGAACATCGAATTCACTAAGTCCTCCATGCTGCAATCTCCTATCGTTGTTGATAGTGAGGCACAAACTGCAACCCTCACCTATAACAATGGTAAGGATTACACCTACAGCATTGATGAGAACTTCGTGCAAGATCTGCAGGAAACTATCAACAACGAAGCAAGTGTTGGCAAGTTCATCCTAGCAGCACGTGCCGACCGTCGCCTGACTGAAGTGGTCACTGCCTGAACTGTCCACTAGGGGTTGCCAAGGGTGACCCCACCCCCTATAGTAACTTCAGTTCAATCAAACACCCCATGGGAACTCGCTCTCGCATCGGTCTCGCTCTCGGTCCTGATCAGATTGTGTCTGTCTACTGTCACTATGATGGTTACATTCAGGGCAATGGTCGTGAGTTGGTAGAGCACTTCAACACCAAAGAATTGGTTGAAGATCTCATCAACGGTGGCGATATGTCGTCGTTGTATACCACTCACATGTGGGAATCTGCACCACTGAAGCAAGTCATCATGAAGAAAGATGATGATGGCAAAGAGTATCGTGAGGTCAAGTATATGACCGACGATAAGAATCAGTGGGTCTATTCTCCAGTGAAAGAGTCACCTGCTCCCCTGTATTACAGTGAGCGAGGTGAAGATGCCCCTCCTAAGATGGGTGACTTCGATGACTTCCTCAGTGGTAACAATGGAGAGGAGTGGTGCTATCTCTTCACTCCTGGTAGTGGTTGGCAAGCATGGAAACTTGGTTGGGGTGATACTAACACTGCCGAGTATGATTTCGTTACTGAAGCACCACTAACTGCTGACCTCCGTCGTATTGTGACGGTCTGACCAGTGTCCACCAATCCCCCCAGAACCACCTGGGGGGTGCCATAATTACTTCAGTTCACACAAACCACACATGCGTTACGAAGTCCTGGTTCCCTCTGCAATGTACGAGTCCGAGTCCGTCCTGGACCTGGACCGTGCCCACGACCTCTGCTACGATCTGGCACAGGAGCATGGGTATGCTGAGATCCGTCACAACGGGGTCCACATTGCCGACTATGGCAGCATCATGGAGCAGATCGCAGACATGCTGTTCTGATGTGACACTACAGGGGGTGTCCACCGATGCCCCCATTCCCTCCCTCTACCGATTATCCTAAAGGGGTGGCGGGGAGGGAAACCCACCAAAACCAACACTTTTCTTCAAACATGACAAAAGTTTTCAATCGTGAAGAACTTATTGAAAAGTATGCTTACCAAATTATGGAAGGCATGGATATGAAAACTATGGAATGTTTTGTTATTGATTGTCTGACAGATAATCTTAATAGTTATAGTGATGAAGAACTGATTACTGAAGTAGAAGAATACAATCCAGAATTACTTGAAGAGTAATTATAATACACTAAGAGTTAGTATAAAGAATACCTAACTCTTAGTGTATTCTTTATACACAGTGCTGTGTAATTAGAATACAACAGCGTTGTCTATAAAGAATAACACAGTGAGTTAGTATTATTAACTCTAACTCACTGTGTATTACTAACTCTAACTGAGTTAGTATAAAGAATAAACAATGAGAGCAGGGGGGATCCCGCCCTCTTGCCTCCCTCTAGCATAGGGGCAACCTGCCCCCAAATGCAATAGGGGTTGTGCCACTTTCTGAACTGGTCGCATAGTGCCCACAACCGCTGCCGATGCCCTATAGTAAGCACATCGGACACACACCACACCATGACCGACATTCGCAACATCCTCGCTATGTACATGCAGGCAACGCCTGTTGATACTCAAGAGGGTACGGTTTGGTACAACAATGCCCACACTATTTGTCAGGGTTTGAGTGACAAATACAACCTGCCTCTCGCTACAGTTGTGGGGGTTGTATCTGCACTGTCTCCGAATAACAAATGGGATCGCAATATCCTTGACGCTGAGCAGATGATCAAGGCATATTGCATGGGATACGATTACCCTAAGGTCTGCACTTTCACTGGTAACAAAGACAAAGCGATCACAATTCTAGAGTGTGAGATTGACTCTAGCGCCAACATTTGTGCCATCCTTAAGGGTAACAAAACGATTGCATTCTTCCGTGGCATCTATACCAACGGCGAATGTGATGAGATTACTGTAGACGGTCACGCCTTCAATATCTGGAGGGGCATGTATACTTCACTCAACGAAGTTCCTGCCATTAGTGATAAACTCTACAAGCAGGTTAGTGATGCTTACCGTGAGGCAGCAGTTACTATCAACAACCTGGAAGGCACTAAGTATAGTGCTGCCCAGATCCAAGCGATCACTTGGGTTACTCACCGTCGCATCAATGGTGTCGTTAAGTGATCTCAATGCTGACGCTAATCCTTGCCCTCCTAATCATCTTAGGAGGGTATGAATTGTTATACAAACTGATCGTTTGGTTTGTATCAAGAATTGTGTGACGGTCTACATAGTGGCACACACCCCCTTCCACTGCCCCCCTGGTGCCCTATACTAAGGACATGAACAAAGCACAAGCGATCGAAACTCTCAGCACTGCCTTCGGTGCCTACCGTGGGACCTGCGTCCCTGACTACCTGACCCCTCAAGAGATGGGCATCATCTGGCACCGCTTCGCTGATACCATCATTCAGGAGAAGGACCTGCTGGGCATGGCAACCCGTTATGCCACCTGAGGGACTGTCCCTCCCCTATTGACTTTCCCTCCGATCCCTGCAATACTAAGAGCATGAACAAACAACCCGACCTCAAGCAGATCATGGCAGATTACACCCGCCAGCACAATGCAATGATGGCACGCTCTGCCGCTGCTAAGGCAGACGTGGCAGGCAGCACCGAGATCCTGACCCCTGAGAGCGACTTCCCCTCCTGGGGTGCTTCCATGGGACAGTGGGCAAGGTGGAACATCAGCGACCGCGACTGATCGCCTCTGCCTCTATACTAAGGACATCAGCAACCAACCCAATGCAAACCGCTAACTTCGCTGTTCAACCTGCCTCCTTCGGATCGTTCGATCCTCACGGGTGCTTCTGGGCAACCGACATCAACCACGCCTACAGGGTAGGTCGCGTGTTCGCTCAAGAGGGCGAGGATCAAGTGATCTGGCGCTGCCCCCACAGTGGACACCCTATCAAGTGGGCGACCGTGGCAGGCGAGATGATCGCCTGATCCTATACTGACTTCAGTTCACACAACCACAACCACATCATGCAACGCTTTCTCTCCATCGCCGTCGCTGTCGCTGCTACCTTCCTGATCGGTGACTACCTGATCGAAGGCGTGAAGGCAGGGGCATCCCTGGCAACCGCTGAGGTGTGCCGCTCCGCTAACTGACCCTAAGGCACTGGCGGATAGATACCGCCCGCCTATACTGATCAAGTCAACCACACACGACACCATGCCTGTCTCTGACGCCTACCTGATGGAACTGCAGATCGAAGATCTGATGTATGATCAGGACTGCTACGTTCCTGAGGATGAGGACCTGACCCTCTTTGAGGATGAGGACGCCCTGCTAGAGGCATTCTCTCTAGAGTGTGCCTTCGGACCCGAGGAGTGACAATCGGGGCACTGTCCACCGCCCCCCTGAATGGGGGGCACCCCATGCCTATAATGACTTCAGTTCAAACAAACACCATGACCAAGCAACAGACCCTCCAGGCAGCACGCAACGTGATCACGGGCAAGCGTGCCACCTCCCTGGCAGACGTGACCCGCAACGACCTCAAGGCGGGTGCCCGTGCCATGGGTCGGACCGCTGAGCAGGTGAGCAAGGCGAGCACCCTCCGCCTCGCCTTCTGGGCAAGCGTCGGCGCTAGCGCCATCTGAGGACAGTCGGGGGAGTGTCCCTCCCCCCTCGCTGCTGACCCCCCCTGTCTCTATACTGGTTTCAGTTCACACAACACACGAACACAATGTTCACTCAACTCCTGGAAAAGATCACGGGCAATGTGAGATTCTACGTTTCACGCCCTAGCAGTGCCTTACTCGGCATTGAGTTCTATCCACTAACTGGCACCGCCTATTGTGATTGGAAATCAGGCAGTGAATCGCAGCATGAGTGTAAGAAACGCCACATGCTGTTAGCATCACTCCCCATGGTAAGTTTGGGACGCTTCGCTAACACTTACCTGTTGACCCACTAAGTAACACAAACTGTGGGGCACTAAGTATAACAAACTGTGCCCCACTAAGTATCACTAACTATGCGCCACTAAGTAACACAAACTCTCGGAGAGTTAGTATAAAGCAGTCGGCGCGATTAGCGCCCTTAAATATAAGCGGCCGCTACGGTTAAAATGCATGGGTCCCTCCTAACCTACAAAGGTCCCCCAGCGACCTCGTTATTTCGCTAAATCAAAAAATTTTTCGGGGTAAAAAATTCGCCATAGGGTCGATGCCTAAAAAGGCGGAGCGAAGCGATATATAAAAAGGTTGCTAAAGGACTATGAGTGCCGACTATCCAAATAATTTCAGTGAAGCGACGGATTACGGGAGTGATCTGGACTATGAGGATTATTTGCAATTTATTTACAATGAGGAGATTCACATGGAGAAACCAACAATTGCTTACGAGAGTAAGATTGATAGGTTTGTATTAGAATCGCCCGATGGGGAGCGATTTTATTTTAGGGACTATGAGGGTGCCGAGGACTTTTGGATGTTAAACTTCAAGGAAGATGTGAATTTAGATGCCTAATTATAGACCAGTAGTTGAGAGTATTGGCGCAGGACCTTCCAACATCGATGTCGAGTATGAGGTAGGGACTGCGGTATCTCTCAGCTATCCTGTGGGAACGTATGATACGAATACTGAGACGTATACCAATGTAGGAACTGCGACCACAGAAAAATATTATTTGTTACCTGGGGGGACATATAGACAGGTCTGGAAGGTGCCTGATGGTGTCACGGTGGATCCATGTGATTCATCGGGGCAAACTTGGTATGTTTCGGGGTATTCTGATCCCACGGATAGGATTGTATATTTGGCAGAGGATCTTACAGAGAGTTTACAGGGGGAGTATACAGGGTGTTGTTTTGATGAGAATGGCAATCAAGTAGATGAACCATCATTAAACCAGCAGCGTGTTACTGACATTACGTTAGAGGGTATTCAATTTGATACGTATGGTAAGGTGAGCACAGCATCTGGTATGGACTATAAGAATGGTTGTACCAGTATTAGTATGGCATCTATCGTTCGTAGTGAGACCTTTACAGTAACATTTGATAGTATGACTCCAAATATTGCTGGGAGTGCTCCATATTTGGACGATGATGTCACAGTTACATTAGAGCGAAGCGATGGGACTACTGTGGTTGCCACGTCGAGTAGTGGGACCGTATCTTTGAGTGCCACTGCACCACAGACAATTACGATAAAGATTGGTGGAGAATTTGGGAAAAAACTCTTTCCTGATGAGACCTGGGAGTATTATTATGAAAAAAATTCCGAATATACGGCAAACCCTGACCATTTAAACTTTGAGATTCCTATTCCTGAGAGGGGATCAGATCCTAATGAATTTATTGAACCGTATCGTATTGATAAGGACAATAATAGTGGATCGTTGAATGATCTTAGTCAAGAGGTTCCTAGTGGAGTTTCTTTATTAGGATTCCAGAGTGATCTTACAGAACGTTCTGCGGGTACGAATCCTATTGAAGGTAGTACGAGTCGTGCAGGACATCGTGATGTGATATTTGAATTTACAGTAACGAGTAGTATTCCTGAATTGACAACAATTGACTGGGCGATTGGTACGTCTATTCCTACAGGGTCTTATTGTACTAATGGTGGATCTACGTATTATGTGGAATTAGGAGGTACACCAAGTGCTGGTACTCCTGGTGATCCTGGAGACCCTTTGGCAGTCCCTCCTGTGCCTCCTACGAGTGGTACTCCTGCAGACACTGGACCTAGTGGCACTGGATTCTTTATTGATGAGAGTGGTATGCGTTATCGTTATATTCCACCAGAGGGACTTGTTACTACTGCTGGTGCTGGTACATGGAGCACTACGCTATATGTAATGAATGATTATAGGATTGGTGCGGCACGTTTTACTGAATTATTAAATGAAGCAGAGGCAAGGAGAGTTAAAGAGTAATGCCTATTCCAACAGTTTATACACCGATTCAACCAGTACCTAGTATTGTAATGAAACCCATTGTCTGGACACCTAATGTCTGGACAGCGGTTATTTGTAGTCCTGGACCTCCAATCATTCCAGAAGTTTTTACAGTCACTGTAACTAACTTCACACCAGTGGTTGCACCTGCAGCATACTTTGGAGATCCTGGGTTAACAGTTACATTGACTAGTACAAATGGTACTAGCGGGGTTGCAGGACCAGGAGGCACTGGCGTTGCAACAGCAACCTGTACGTTCCCTGGAACCATCACAATGACTGTTACAGGGACCTATACGGACTATCTGTTCCCCAATAAGGAGTACAAGTATAGAAGGGACGTACTTGCCCCTACACACCTCCCTACACCCATCACATCACCTTCTGGGTACATTGCACAGTATGGTACACTTAATCAGGGTTCTGCCCTTACTAGAGGGACGTTCTTGAACCCTATTGGAGGTCTTCCTATCGCAGGTACTCCTGCCACTGGAATGATTGAGGAGATTGGAACGTCTGATCATATGCAGCATTATTTCCCAGATCCTAATTTTATGATTATTGTAGAGTATACAGTAGTCATCACAAGTAGTTGTGGTATTGGTGCTGGCACATTCCCGATTAAGCAAATCGTCTATGATGACAAGGATATTGCATCTGCAAGGTTTGTAGAAGCGGTAAATAGTCAGACAGGACGTAATCCACTATTTCCCAAATTATCAATATGAAAGGTTGTACCTATGTTGGTTCCCTGTCTACAGGGCACATCTGCTATCCACCAACTGCTCTTACGCAGGGATCCCCCAATGTGCGTGTAAATTTCATTTTGGCAGGGCGTGTGGGCGATTTATTCGCTCCTCATGCGTGTCCTTGTGCAAATTGCCCTCCTCCACACGCAATTCGACCCATTTCACAGGGTCCAGTTAACGTTTACTTCAATTTCCGTCCTCCTGGACGCATTGGAGATTTCATTGGTTGCGGAGATACCATCGCTCAAGGGTCATTTAATGTCTTTGCAGGCACTTTCTGACTTGACAAGGCGCAAAATCCCGTTTATAATACTGTAGTTCACGCAAAAATTTCAAAATTATGGCAGCTCGTTCAAAAATCGGACTTTCTGGTGTTCAATTTGAACCTGGCAAACCCAAACTGACCCGCCAAGGGCGCTCTAAAAACACAAAACTGTCTGCAACTGCTCGTAATGGGCGCAAAAAGCGTTATCGGGGGCAGGGTAAGTGAGACCCGAGACCAGAAAATCCATGGAAATGCTGTTTTCTGCAAAATGGAACCTTCCAAAAGCGGCAGAACACTGCAATCTCACTAATAAAGAGATGAAAATCACGTTCAATGAGTATTGTGCGTTCCATCCACCAACGTATAGAGAAGAATGAGTCAATTAGTCGTCAACTTACCACCACAAAAAGTATGGGTTCGTAAGGAATACCTTAGGGATCACGTTGACGGACATGGCGAATTTGTAGAGGGCGTCTGGGTATCGGCAAAATCGATACCTGGGCGTGCTTTTTATTTTGAGACGTACTTACCAGAGTATGCCGCAATGTTCGATAAGCTGCCCATCAGTGCCTTTCTAAGTCGCCCCGAGACCCCTCAGGTAGACCTAGACCTACCCAACCTGCAATTCTGGAATTGCATGGATTATGGAGTCCGTTGTATTGAGAAGCAATTCATCGGTTCTATGGACTTTGTGTGCCATACCAGGAACTATGGAGCACTATCTGGTGAGTATTTGTTCACATTGGACAATTTTCACCCAGATATTGACACTACAAATTGCAATGTTAGTGAAATTCCAGAAGAACATAAGTCCCATAACTGCATTGAATTAGAAAATGGGCAGTTTGCCCTGTATCCAAACAATAGAATCAGGATTTTTGACTTGTCAATTACACCCCAAGAACCCAAAATCCCAGATTTTAAGGTCTCTACCAAATATTATCAGGTTGAGAGCGGTGTTAGATGGGGTAGATTGGGTGATACAGACGATTATTTCTGGAAAACACCCGAAGAGAAAGAGCAATAAATATAATTTGGAGATAGAAACCTCCCAAAAAGTTCTGGTAACAGATTTTTGGAGGAAAAAATGGCAAATCATCCTATTCCCGATCAAAGTCAGGAATTTATTAAATCAGGAATGGTATTAATTACCGATCCTAGATCTGATTACTACTTAAAACTGGCACAGAAACCTGCTAATGACCCACCCAAGGACCGTTTAAGTCGCCCCTGTGGTGGTAAAGGTGGATTTGACGACTATGCCGAGTGGTTGACCTGATATATAAAGTATACTAGGTGCTCAAATGGCAACAATATCCAAAAAATTTGTTGATCTAAACCCTAAATTTGATAGGCATCCGATTACTGGCGACTTGCCAACAATTAAGAATGAAGATGCCATCAAACAAGCAGTCAAGAATATTGTGTTGACTATCAGGGGTGAGAAACCATTTCGCCCATTTTTTGGCGCATCTATCAATTCAGCATTATTTGAAAACTTTGACCCTGTTCTTATTGACGACATTGCATTGAGTATTGAAGATGCGCTTACTGCACATGAACCAAGGGTTGAAGTAACTGAAGTTGAAGTTTTAGATAATATTGATACTAATGCTCTGGAAGTTACTGTAAACTACAAAATCGTCGGAATTCCTTTAGACCAACAATCACTTAACCTCGTACTAGAAAGAGTATAATGGCATTCAATCAAGTTACCAATTTAGATTTTGAAGATGTCAAAAAAAGTTTGAGGGAATTCCTTCGTTCTTCTGAAACTTTTACTGATTATAACTTTGAGGGGTCAGTTCTTTCTCAACTGATCGATCTTTTAGCATATAATACCTATTACTCTGGATTGAATGCCAATTTGGTTGCTAATGAGGTATTCTTTGATAGTGCTTCTATTAGAGAGAATGTAGTTTCTCTTGCAAAACTGGTTGGATACACTCCAAGGTCCGCAAAAGCGCCTGTAGCAACTATCAACCTGGATATTATCGTCAATCCACAGACCGCTGCATTGACCTTGAAGAAGGGTAATTCCTTCATTGGTAGTAATGGTGACGGATCTTTTGTTTTTAGCGTCTTGAACGACGTTACAAGAGAAGCATATATGGATGCTAATGGCGTTCGTAGAATTACCTTTAATAATCTTGATATCTATCAAGGATCATTTTTAAATTTACAATATACTGTCGATACATCAACGAGACAAAAGTTTATTGTCCCAAGTGCAGATGCTGATGTTGATTTGTTGAATGTAACTGTTAATGAGGTTGACTTTGCAATTCCACAAAGATACACTAGCGTAAAAAATATCACAGAACTCAACTCTACTGACAGAGTTTACTTTATTCAAGAGAATAAGAACGAACAATTTGAGTTAATTTTTGGTGACGGTGTATTTGGAAGAAAATTAAAGAACTTAGACACGATTACGATTGAATATCTTGTAACAAATAAAACTGCAGGTAATCAATGTACTGATTTTACCTTTACAGGTCAACTAGAGTATGCTGGACAAACATACTCACAGTCAAATCCAACTATTACGTTGGTTAGTGAGTCCACTGGAGGTGGAGACCCTGAAAATATCACTTCAATCAAGTATCTTGCTCCACGTTACTACTCTGCACAGAAGAGAGCAGTAACTGTAAGGGATTATGAGACCTTAATTAGAGAAATTTCTCCAAACCTTGAGTCGTTATCTGTATTTGGTGGAGAGGAAGCAGATCCCCCACAATATGGTAAGGTATTCATCGTTGCAAAACCATTTGGAGCAGAAACTCTTACCACAACTGCTAAGCAAAATCTTAAAAAAGACATTAAGGAGTATTCTATCCTTACAGTTATTCCTGAGGTTATTGATCCTTCATATCTCTATCTTGATATTGACTCATTCGTTTATTATGACAACAATAAGTCAAGAAAGAATGCTCAAGAAATTGAAAACGCTGTAAAGAACACAATCGTTGGATTTGGAGCAACAAAAGACCTTAACCGATTCAATGGTAAGTTCAAATATAGTAAATTAATTGGTACTATTGATGATGCCGATAAAGGTATTACATCAAATATCACTAGGATTCGTATGAGGAAGAATTTCCAAGTAATTCCTAATGTATTTGCTTCTTATGAGGTATGTTATGGTAATAGAATCTCTGAGAACACAGATATCATCTCAACTGGGTTCAAAATTACAGGGCAAGATTCAAATTATGTTTTTTATCTAGAAAAAATAGAAAACAGTAACACGATTGCCATTTTCCGTTATGATGGAAGTGCAAAGAGATATTATAGCAAGAATGTTGGTTCTATTAACTATGAAAAAGGCGAAATAAATATTAATGCTATCAATATTAATTCTGCTATCGGTGATACGGGGTATATTACAGTTTCGGTAATTCCTAAGTCAAATGATATCATGGCATTGAGAGATTTGTATCTTTCTATTGATCCTGCAGGAGTTAACGTTAGCGTAATCCTAGATGCATTAACATCATCATCTAGAACATCAGGTGTCGGTCAAATTCCAGTATCTAGTTAAACATGTTTAACGATTTAAAAGTATCAAGTTCTATCATTGGGCAAGTCCCCTCGTACTTGCCTTCGGAGTATCCTAACTTTGTCAATTTTGTAAAAGATTACTATAGATTTCTAGAAACTAATGGAAATCCTCTTGATCTTCTTAATGGAGTTCAAGAGTTAATCGATATTGACACATATACGGGAATTGATGCTTCTTCAACGTTAAAATACTCTGTATCTGGCAATGAGACAGAAATTGTCGTTGCTGGACATGTAGAGTTTCCCAGATCTCAAGGTTTATTGAAAATTGATGATGAAGTCATCATTTATAACAAGAGATCTTATGGTACTGCTATTGATGGTAGTAAGATTACTACATTTGAAGGATGTACTAGAGGATTTACTTATAATGATCTTTCATATGAATCTGGATTTACTGCAAACAAAGAAACTGATCCTGCTTCTCATGAAGAAGGAACTTTAGTATACAATCAGTCATATTCTTACATCTTATACTTCCTTGAGGAGTTGAGAGCAAATTATTTGGTTGACTTTCCAGCAAATATCTTAAATGATAATCTGGGCAGTATCAATATTGACCAAATTTTAAAGAAAGCAAAAGATTTCTATCTTTCTAAAGGTACACCTAGCGGAATTGAGTTTTATTTTAAGTTCTTGTTCCAAAAGAAACCAGAACTTCGTAATTACAAAGAAAACCTCTATGCACCATCAGAGGCAACGTATCAAAATAAGAATATTGTAAGATTAGAGGGTTTAGATTCTTATGATGTTCCTAGTTTAGTTGGAAATAGTATTATTCAAAAAGGTTTGACTTTCCCAGTCCAAACCGCAGAAAATGTATTCTCATTTGCAAGTCAAGTTTATGAATTTGAAATTTCAAATGGAGATCAGATTCTACCTACAGAATTTACTGTAATTACTGCAATTCCAGAAACTGTTGGTGAAGAAAGGCGTTTATATGTAGATTCTACTTTTGGATTCCCAGAAATTGGTGCTTTAAGAATTGGTCAGGCACTGGTATCTTATACTGGTAAGAGATCTAATTATTTTGAGTGTACCGATGATTTAGATTTTGTTGTACAGAATTTTCAGTCAACTGGAAATATTGAGTTGCTTTTAGGTGATATTGTATATGATAATTCTACATTAGCAACTGCTAGTGATGATGCTGGATCTTCATTTGTAGTTTATGTTGGTATTTCTGATGTTACTATTGAAAATAACAGCATTGGTTATCAAGAGGGCGATTTAGGATTTGTAAGCAATGTTATTGTCGAGGATAACTTAATTGTAAGTGGTTGGGAGTTTAATGATACCCTTCCATTGGATTTGAATGAATCTTTGGTTGCAGGTGTGACTAAAGTATATTCAAATAGCAATTCTGTTTACATGCCGTATTCTACGGTTCCTTACTATGATATTTCTTACAACTCAGCAACTTCTATTATTAAAGAACAAGATATCTTCGTACAACTTCCTAAAGTATTTGATCAGAGTAATGAGGAAGAAAAAGAAGATATTCCAGTAAATACTGCTGTTGGTATTCTTAGAGATGGAACCCCAATTTTAAGTTGGAAGAGTCCAACTACTTTGATTAGAGGTGAAGTTGAAAGTGTAACTATTATTGATGGTGGTAGGGATTTTAATGTTCACAACCCACCTGCGATTCAATTAGATGGACCTACTAAATTGAATTCAGGAGATGCTACAGGTGTAACTGCAGAAGTATCGTTGGGTATCAATGGTTCAGTACGAAATGTGTATATTAAGAATAAGGGGGCAGGATATAGTCCAGATACTGTAATTGTTGTAGAAAAATCTCCCACTAATGATCCTAACATATCATTTAGAGATGCTGTACTTGCACCATTGATTGTTGATGGTAAGATTTCTAAAATTAGAGTTGTTGATCCAGGAACAGGATATACAGAACAACCCACAGTTACTATTGTTTCAGAAACAACACCAACAATTTCTGCAAGTATTGATGTAGTTGTAACAGGTTCAATTTATAAAGTTAATATTGATAATCCTGGTACTCTTTATACTCAAGACCCAGAATATAGAATTTTAAAAGGAGATGGTGCTGCTGGTCTTCTTACTTTTGACAATGGTAAAATTACCGCTGTAGATTTGGTTAATGGTGGTCAAGGTTATAAATCTGCCCCAAAAGTCACTGTTGTTGATTCTACTGGTGGTGGAGTTGGTGCAGAAGTTGTTGCAACATTTGATGCAGCACAAGGAGTAGTTACTGGATTTACTGTAACTAACTCTGGTCTAAACTATAATGAATTTAATACTTCACTTGTAATTACAGAAGAAGGATCTAATGAAATTCTTGAGGTAAATGTTCAGCGTTGGAATTTGCTTAATAATTGGGATTCTAATAATATTTCAAATTACAATCCAGCAGATGGTTCTCTTTTATTAGATGGTGGTGTTGTTGATGGAAAGACAGAACAAAGATTTACCATTTTAGGATCTCCTAAAAAACTACAAATCAATGGTGTAACTCCAAATCTTTCTGCAAATGCAAGTGCAAATCAACAACACTCACCTATTATTGGATGGGCGTTAGATGGAGCACCAATTTATGGTCCATACGGATATTCTGTTGCAAATGATGCATCTTCTAGCATTGTCAATCTAGCATCTGGATATGTTAGATTGCAAGCAAATTCTCTACCTGCAAATTCAATTAGAAGACGCAGTAGTTCTCCAGGTCTTCTTGCAAATTATCCAATGGGATCTTTTGAAGAAGATTATGTATTCACAGAAATTGTTCAAGGATTAGATTCTGAAAATGGCAGATTCTGTGTTACCCCTGAATATCCAGAGGGTGTATATGCTTACTTTATGACTGTTGATAATGGAGACAGAAAGCAAGGATTTCCATTCTTTATTGGACCTAAATTTAAAGGAAAAACATTTAGTGATTTTAATATTTTAGAAGCATCTAATATTGAAAATGTTGCTGGTCTTAGAAGATATCTGACTCCAGAAGGAAACGCTTATCATAAACCAACAGACACTGGAAACTTTGTTGTAGAATCTATTCCATCATCTACTGAAGCTAAAGTAGACAGTATTGATGTTCTTGCAGGTGGTGCTGGTTATAAAGTTAGTGATGTTCTTGTTTTTAATAATGAAGGTACAGGTGGGTTTGGTGCTGCTGGGTTTGTTAGTACTATTAAAGGTCAAACTGTAAGTAGTGTTTCTAAAGACACTTACGATTACTTAGAATATGGTGAAGAAAACATCCCATTCTCTTCAAATTCTGTTATTCAAAGTGTAGATGGTTTCCAGGCAAGTGTTTATACTGTAGACCAAAAACTAAAGAGGATGTACCTCACCTCTGTTACTAATGGTCCATTAGCAGAAGGAACTCAAATTTTTGACACGACATTGACAATTGATGTTGGGGTATCTACTGAGACATCAGGACCTAATCTCTCCAATACTGTTCTTGGAAACTTAGTATACACAGCAGAATTAGTTAATGATTTGGATAGTGTTACTGGATATATTAGATTACAAAATTATAACCTTGCTGGTAGTATAGCAGATTTTACTGTTGGTCAGTATGTTAGGATTGATAATGAGTATTGTAAGATCATTCAAGTTTTTGCATCAGACAATGCAATTCTTGTTCGTAGAGGTGTAAATGGAACAACACAAGAATCTTATAGTTCTGGCACTGTATTGACTCGCACTGCACAAGTTCAAGTATTTGACAGTTCTGTATTTCAACTTGGTGATATTGTACAAATCAATAGCGAAAAGTTTAAAATTGTAAATATTGATATTTCTAAGGATGATGAAGTAGTTGCTACAAGAATTATTGACGGAGGTAGTGGTAATACAGGTACATTCTATTGTTTCTTTAATGGTGTGTTGCAAACACTTGGTGGTCAAGGATCCCAAGTAGTACAACTTGGTTCTGGTGGTGAAGTTGAAGATTTGACTTTTGATCCACAACAAGGAATTACATCAAATCCTATAGTTCAAATTGGAACAAATTCTACTTATGACGCTCCTAGTCAAACGTTTTTAGATGTTAATATTGTAGCATCTACTTACAGGCACACATTAACATTAGAAAGAGCAGCATTCTCATCTTCAGCAGAATTCCATTATCCAAGAACTACTGTTAATAGATTGAGGTTTATTAATGGACTTGTGACTAAGTATGAGGAAGATAGAATCCTTGCAAAAATTAATTCTGCGAATAATAGTTTAGTTCAAAACGATTTTGTAAGAGTTACTGCTGCTTTAAAACTAAACAAGGACTATAGAATACAGTACAATTCTGTCAATAATCCTGCACGATTTGAAGTAGATACTGGATCTGGATTTGATCATACAATCTCTACATTAGAATTTTATGAAGGATCTACTTATACTTTTGAGGTAGCAAATATTTCTTTAGGGGCAATTAATGTTGAATTCTTTGGTCCTTCATATGATACTGAAACTCAAACTACAGTTGTTGGTAGAAAGTATTTTGATGTAAACATTAAAAAAACAATTGTTAATGGAAACATTACAGAATTTGTAATTTATCCAGATGATTCTGACCTGACAGATTATATCATGAGAGTTAGCGTCGTTGGTGGTTCGGACTACAAAGATTACAAAATCAAAACAGTATCTGAACCAATTAATGGTGAATACAATGTTGTGAACTCCAGTTCAACTTATTTTGAAGTTTATGTTAAAGAAGATCCCCTTCCCGATAATACTTTTGTATATAATGCTAACACAATTTCATATATTACAAGATCCACTACCGCATCTGGAGGAATTAACACTGCTACATTAACTTCTGGTGGATTTAATTATACTACTATTCCTGTAATTTCTTCTGTTAAGACAACTTCTGGAGAGGGTGCTATTCTTGAACCTATTTCTGATAGTATTGGTAAAATTAACAAGATTAAGGCAGTGTCTTCTGGATATGGTTATAGTCCAGATAAAACACAAAAACCCTCTGTTATTTTCCCAAGAATTACAAAAATTAAGAATAACTTTGTTGTAAGTTCTATAAGAATTGATGATTCTGGTTCGCAGTATATCTTTGCACCAAGAATTGTATTAAGTGGCGGTGGATTGCCCGACAATAGTCCAAATCATGCAATCGTTGAGGCACAAGTCACTAATGGTCGTATTATTAATATTAATTTGGTATCTCCTGGTATCAGATACAATAGTGCTCCAACAATTGATGTTGAGAAGTATTACTATGCTGGATTGACTTCTACTGGAGAACTATCCTTTAAATTTGCATTTAACCAGTATATTCTTGAAAATGATATCTTTAAATTTAGAGCATATTATGAGATAAATGGTGTTGAATACTATGAAGATAGTGCGATTAACTTCTATGCTAAACTTAACAGCACTACTATTTCTTGTAGAGAAGAACCAGTAGCAAATAATACTCCAGACGTTAATCCAATGACACAGGTGACCTTACCTGGCGGTGCAGTTGCTACTAGATATGAACTTATTTCTTTAGCAAGAAAAGCATCAGTTACTGCTATTGTTTCTAAATCTCAATTTATTAGTGGGGAAAAAGTAACTATTAACGGAGATCCACAAAAGATTGGATTTGTTACAACCAATAAGGGTTGGCAAAAAGGTAGTTCTATCCTTAGAATTGAAAACTACAACTATCTAATTTCAGAAAATGATGAGATTAGTGGATCCGACTCTGGTGCATTTGGTATCGTAGAAAGTGCTTTTGGTATTAGTGCCTTGACTACTGTTGGACCTATTGTACAAACTCCTAAAAAGTTCTTAGACACAAAATCATTCTTAGGTTCTAGCGCACTTAGATTGCAAGATAGTTATAGGTATCAAAAATTTGCATATGAAATTGGAACTGAGGTTCCATTTAATCAGTGGAAAGAGGGATACCAAAAAGCAGCACACCCAACTGGTTATAATCTCTTTGCAAGAACTTCCATTGATAATGCTATTGGTAGACAAAACACTGTTAGTTCCATTGTAAATGTTGCAACCAACGTTAATGAAGTCGTATCGTTTAAAACTAAGTACAATTATCTTGTAACAAAGAATAATGGTTTAGATGAAGTTGAGGTTAAAAATAGATTGCTGACTGACGTTAAGAACATTAAAGATTCTGTTGTAGCAGCATTTGAAGATATTTCCGACCAGTTTGATGGAATCGAAACAGCATTCCCATTAAAAGTTGTAGATCCTGTTACTCCTACTATAGAGGATGTAGATGGAAATACAGTTACGAATTACATTGAAGATTATGATGTAGACCAAATGGTTGTACTTCTTGACAATATTATTCAAACATATGGCACTTCTTGGATTGTAACTGATTCTGATAAAACTATTAGATTTACTTCAAGTAGAGATTCTGGTGAGTTTTTACCTAGTGAAGTTATGAGGTATAGGCAGTTTAATGATGATACTATTATCTACATCATGACCGAGACAACAACTTCTGCCACAGATACATTTAATCTTGTTCAAGAAGATACTAGCGTATTCCCTGCAGGTATTTTCTCTTCTATTGATGAAGACAATTACATGTGTTTTATTGATGGTGTATTGCAAGAAAATGCAAACTTTAGCATTTCTGCTGGTGGTGGATCTCCAACGATCACATTTGGCGAAACTTTACCTGTAGGTTCTGAGTTATCTGTAAGATATCTTTCTGGTTTCTTAAAGAACGAATTTACTTCTGGATCTGCTACTGCAAATACTCCTATTGTATTAACAAATAAACCTAGTGGTATTACTAACAAAGATAGTTTCTTTGTATTTGTTGACGGTATTGCAATTACAACTGATGATTATGAAATCAATGCAAGTAATGATTTGGTATTTGATTATGACTTTACATATGATACATTAATTGTTATTATTGATCCTCTTGGAGTTTCTTTAGAAGAAGAAGAGCATGTTCTATTAAGTACAAAATATGAGTATAAGGTCAATGATGGGCAAATTGCAATCCCTGCAGGATTTACTATTAATCCTGAAGATTATTTTGTTGAAATTGCTGGAGTAACCCAAACGCCATACATTGTATATGATACTGTTACCAGTGGTGTTAGAAAAATTAATTTCTTTGAACCTCCTCAAAGATACGTTGGTCCAGATCGCACTGTCGGTAGACAATTTATTGGTTTACTTTATCAAAGATCTGACGCAGACGGTTCTTTGGGAACAACACAAAACTATCAATTTGATGATGTTAGTAAGAATATTATTCATACTAAAGAACCAGTTAATAACTTTATTATTGGTGACTTTGTTATCAATTCAAACGAATTGGTAACCTCTAGAATTGTAGATAAAAATACTGCAACCACTAGAGTTGTTATTGAAACGGGTCATACAGGTTCAGTTGCTGCAGCAGGTACATTTGATATCATTGTTAATGATTTAACTAATATTTTTGTTGGTGATAGAGTATTATTCAAGGCATCTTACGGGATGACTAGTGTTGATAGTGATGAACTTGAAATTTCTGCAATCAATTCTCAAACAAGAACTATTACACTTACAAACATTAGTACAAGTTCTTTAAGTATCACTATTGCTATTGACACCGCTATTAGATTTTTACATCACACATTGACTATTGAAGATCTAGTAGTTGATGCATCAATTACTGATAGAGACGATGCATTTACTAATGGGCAAACTATTAATAGTGGTTTTGTAAGTTCTCAAAAAACCAATGTTATTACTTCTGTCGATGAAACATATGGTGTTTCTCAAGGAGATACTTCGTTTGATGTAGTTAGTGTAACAGGTTTTGCTCAAAATGATTATGTTGTAATTGATAATGTCGAGATTGTAAAAATTACAAATATTTCTTCAAATACATTAACTGTTGATAGATCACAATTAAATACTTCTGCTCCTCTGTTCCATGGTAATGGAGTATCAATCCAAAAAATTGTACCTTACACTTTAACTGTACAAAGTTTTAATAGAGGATTTGACGGTGAAAAAACAGAGTTTATTTTGAAAGAGAATGGAAATCCAGTATTCATTACCTCAGATAAGGACATTTTTGTTATTGTTAATGGTATTTTGCAAAAGAGAGGAACTTCTTACAACTTAGTTGAGGTAGATCCAGATTCAACCCCTTCAACTGGTGATGAATATGCTAAGTTAGTGTTTACTGAAGCACCTGCAGATGGAACACCATTTAATTGCTTCTACGTTGGTGAGCAAATTTCAATTGGGGATATTTCAAACCAATTTAATGGTATTGAAACTGCATTTGATCTTCGTGATGTTAATGGCGAGATTTTTAGTTTGATTTCTAATGGAAGGGCAGAAGCAAATATTTCTGCTAACTTAATTCTCTTTATTGATGGTGTATATCAAATCCCATCAACTACTGAGTTTGGAAGAGAGGAGGCATATCCAGAGTCCCTATCATCCTTTAAACTGTTTGGTAGTTTGATTGAATTCTCATCACCTCCAAAGTTTGGTTCTGCGTTTGAAGGATACATTTTTGTTGGTTCTGCAGATGATTATGAAAGCATTGACGTTGATGCTACCGTTGAATCTGGAGATACTCTTATTCAGCAGAATGAGGTTTCTTCAAGAGGAATTATTAATGTCCTGAGTGCAACTAGATTAGCAACAACCAACTCAAATGGGCAAAGAAACACAAACCCCTTATCTGGAATTAATCCAGGCAGTATTGGAGAGTATGGTTGGTGGTTAACTCACTTAGTAAGAGAGGCAAAGGTTAGAGAGTCCTTAAGAGCAAGAAGAACCTTAACTACTACAGTTACTGGATTGCCAGGAGGAATATTCCCACTGTCTGGACCTACACTATACACTACCTCTATTGCATCTATTGAATTAGATGATATTTCTGATGATCTTCCAACTAATCCAGATGATGATACTAATTTGATTACATTTGCGTTGCCTGCAAGCACTAACTTTGGTGCTAGACAAATTAATGCAAGATTTACCACGTTTGTACCAAGGAACCCAGCAGTTCCTGGTGATGTTGATGAAATTCAAGGTGTTACACTTGGTACAGATTTAGCATTTGATCAAATTGTAAAATTAGACGCTAGTGCCGCAAATGCCCCATTCTTTGTAGCAAGTCAAGGATCTGGTAACGGCATTATTAATGAATTGGTATCCAGAATTAAATTTGGTGCTGGATATGCTTATGATGCAACTGTCATTGATTGGGATGTTACAAATCTTCTTCTTTATGTAAAATTAGATACTCCTGCAAACTCAATTGCTGCTTCGGATACCATTCAACTCCAAAATACAGCACTTGATGTTATTGGTCCTGTTACTGATCATGATTTGATTGCAGAATACCAATCATTAACGGTTGGTAACGACTTTTATTATAACTTCTAGTCCTATAAATAAAAAGAAAACTGTTTAACGATGGCGGCAATTTTAACCGATAGATTTAGGGTAGTTCTTGCTGAAAATTTCAGACAGAGGGTTGCTTTAGGTGAAGACCCACAGTTTGTTGATGGTAATGGTAATAGAACTGTAAGTGAAGTTGGATTATATTTGTTTTTTGCAAAATCTGATGGTTGGACTAATAACCAACCTATCAACCCCGTTGATAATCAAGAAGCAGCATTTAACATCTATGATCAGATGATTGGATTGAAGAAGATTCCTTCTTCAGAGATCAGATCTGTTATTCCAAACAAAACATGGGCGTCTGGAACAACCTATGACATTTATCGTCATAATTACGGATCTGTTGTTAGTGCTACTAACAATGTAGTAAATTATGTTGAAGGTCTTAATACAGAAACTCATCTGTATGAGACAAATTTCTTTGTTGTGACTTCTGAATACAAAGTATATAAGTGTTTGAATAATAACAATAATGGACAATCTACAGTTGAACCGTCATCAACAACTAGTGCTCCATTTACATTGTCTGATGGATATGTTTGGAAATATTTGTTTAGCGTAAATGCTAATGATTTTGAAAGATTTAAGAGTGATGAATATGTTCCAATTCCAGAAACTTCTAGCATTGATCTTAATAACGCTATTGCCCCAGCATCAAACTATGGTGGAGCAATTTATAATGTTGTAATTAAAGCAGCAGGTACTAATTATACTGCAAACTCTGAATTTGACATTATTGGTGATGGTACTAACGGTAGAGTTAGAATTACTTCAACTGACGCTGCAGGCGCTATTACAGGTATTAAGGTCCTTAATCCTGGATCTGGGTATACTTTTGCTCAGATTAACACTACAGGCGGTTCTAATGCAGTTTTAGAACCAATTATTTCCCCTAAAGAGGGATTGGCAACCACTGGAATGACTTTAGAACTGGGTGCGTACAGATTAGCACTTCATTGTAAATTGGAAAACAGTGATTTTGTCTTTGGTAATGATTTTAGTGTTGTTGGAATTATCTATAACCCAGTAACGACTAGTACCTCGCAAACGTTGATTGGTACTAGAAAAATGACTCTAGATTATTCTACTTCTGGCGTAAGTCCCTTGGCAAACGCACAAGAAGATTATAATGATCTTTTGATTTCAACTCCAGGTGCTGGTAGTGGTGCAACTGGAAGAATTGTTCATTATGAACCAGATACTGTAAATGATATCTATACAATTTACTTTACTCAGGAAAATACTGTTGGTGCTGGATTGCAAAGCAATGGTTCTAGACCATCATTTGTAGATGGAGAATCAATCATTATTGGTTCAGAAACCGTTACTATCAATACTGTCTCAGAACCAGACATCGTAAGAGGGTCTGGAGAAATCATCTACATAGATAATAGGAATACAATTTCCAGAGCACAAGACCAGACGGAAGATTTCAAAATTATTTTAGAGTTCTAAGAGATGCCCCAGACAACTAACCTGAACACTCCTCCATATTTTGAGGATTTTGACGCAACAGATAACTTTCACAAAGTTCTGTTCCGACCAGGGTTCCCTCTGCAGGCGAGGGAACTTACAGTTCTGCAATCTGTACTGCAGGACCAGATCGAAAAATTTGGATCTAGCATCTACAAAGATGGTGCTATGGTTATCCCAGGTCAGATCTCTTTCGACCTGTATTATACCTCGGTATTAATTGAAGATGAGTATTTTGGTATCTCTGCAGATACCATCAGGCAGTATGTTGTTGGGCAAACAATCGTTGGACAATCTTCTGGGATAAGAGCAAGGGTTGTTAATGCAATTTCTTCCGAAGAGTCAGAAAAGGGCAAGACGACTCTTTATGTTAAGTATACAAGTGCTGGATCTTCAAATACCTCTGGAACATTTCAAGATGACGAGATTCTTTTAGCAGAAGATTCCTTCAGTATCGGAGAAACTGTAATTCAAGCAGATACTGACTTTGCAAAGTGTGTAACTGAAAATGCTACACACACTGGTTCTGCTGCAAAGATTACTCCTGGCATCTATTTTATTAAGGGATTCTTCACTTCTGTTGCTGAGCAAGAAATTATTCTTGATCAATTTGGAGTAACACCTTCATACAAGGTTGGTCTGCAAGTATTAGAAACTATTGTAACTCCTGAAGATGATGAGACCCTTACAGATCCTTCTCAGGGATATTCTAACTATTCAGCACCTGGAGCACATAGATTAAAGTTAGAAGCAAAACTTGTAAAGAAGAGTTTAAGTGATGAGTCAGTTACTGACTTTATTGAACTTCTTAAATTAGAAGAAGGACAACTAAGAGAAATTGTTCAAACTTCTAGAGCACAAATTGCTCGTACATTAGAAGATACTTTAGCAAGAAGAACTTATGATGAATCTGGTGACTATGAGGTAAGACCTTATAAGTTTACTAAAGATGAATGTCTTGATAATGGTGTAAACAATGGCATTTTTGCCATCAATGAAAAAACCGATCAAGACAACACTCCATCAAGCGATCTTTTTGAAGTTAATGTAAGTCCAGGCAAATCATATGTCCTTGGATACGAAATTGAAAATATTTCAACAACTTATGTTGATATTGCAAAACCAAGAACTACTGATAAAGAAACTAACAAACTTATCAGCACAGATGCTAGAGGATTTGAATTCAGAACTGCTAAAAGCAATGAACCCATTTATCAAAATCTTCAACCAGCATACCAATCTCAACAAATTGCTGCATTAAAGGATGGCGCTAATGTAATTGGTTATGGTTTATTTGTTGGATTTGAAACAGAATCTACCTATGATGTAGTAAGAGTTGCTGCTATCAAATTCCTTTCAAAAACTAATACTGTAGTTGATGTTGATACTATTGTCATAAACGGCAATATTAATTTTGAAACCAACACAGTTTCTGGTGGTCATACCTTCACAATTAATGGTTCTGGTGGTGGTACACAACCTTACCTATTTAAAGCATACAACAATAATGTAATTAAGGCACTTGAGGGTGCTTCTGCATTTGATTTGTTGACTGTTGCTACTGGAACTATTAATGCTTCTGGAAATGGTGGATCAGTAAACGTTCCTTTTGCATCGTCAACTGTTGGTGATTATACATTAAGAATTGATAATGATGGTGTAGGAACTGCAAGACCATTAACTGGAGCGACACCAAACCTTAGTGGTGGTAGTTTTAGTTTTACTATTGCAACTGATGCAAATACTGCAAACGACAATTTCGTTTTGTATGGTCCAAAGAATATTTCTAATCCAGTATTGAAACTCTCTTCTCTTAAGAAGATGAGAGTTATTAAACTTAAGGACATCGCAACCAAATATGATATTAATGATACTACTTTAAGTTTAGGTCTTACTAGAGTATCAAAGATTCATGCTATCTTTAATTATAGCGATCCTAATGCAAATGATTTTGATACAGTATATCCTAATGTAACTTATGGTTCTGGAACTCCTGCATTTAAAGCAGGGGAAATTGTTATAGGAAAATCTAGTGGTGCTAAAGGAAGAGTTATTAAGCAAGAATCTTCTACAACAAAATTATACTTTGTATATGAAACCTCTTCAAACTTTATTCCTAATGAAGAACTTTATGGATATGAGAGTGCATCAACTGCGAGTGTTGTAACTGTAAATACAAACGGTCTTCCAAACCTTAAGAGTAGATACCTTCTTGATGATGGTCAAAGAGCGCATAGTTTTGAATTCTCTACGATTACAAAATCTAATGTAGGAAGTGCTATTCCAAGTGGAACTTCTCTTTGGGTAGTTGTTGATCATTTTGAAGATGACAACGCATCTGGTCTTTTCTATACTGCAAATTCTTACTATGATGCAAAAATTGAAGAGATTCCTTCTTTTGATTGGGGTCCAGACAAATATTATTTAAACGATTGTGTAGATTATAGAATTAATCAAAGTGATGTATTTTCGACTGGTAATGGTGAGTATAACACACCTCATGAAATTGATGCAACACAGATTCTTGCAAATACAAAACTTTCTAATTATGGTAACTTTAATTACATCTATAATGATGAAAAACTTCCTGCAGGTTTTGTAGAGGCAAATGAAGTAGAATATTATCTTGGAAGAATTGATCACTTATATGTCAACAAAACTGGTGAATTTGTTACTAAGCAAGGAACTGCTTCATTAAATCCTAAGGAACCAGGTGATAGTATCAAGAATGCTATGAAACTGGCTAGTATTTCTATGCCACCTTATGTCAGAAATTTAGATGATATTCTAATTACTAGATTTCCTAACAAGCGTTATACAATGAAGGATATTGGTAGGCTTGAGCAACGTTTAAGTAATGTTGAATATTATACTCAATTAAGTTTGCTTGAAAGTGACACTGCTAATTTGTTTATTTCTGATGGTTCTGGTCTTAATAGATTAAAGAATGGTTTCCTTGTAGATAACTTTACTTCCCACGCCGTTGGAGATTCTGCACATCCGAACTATCGCTGTGCAATGGACATGGCATTAGGAGAATTGAGACCTCAACACTTTACAACTAATGTTGCATTGAAGTATGAAGAAGTTCCTTCTAATTACATTAAAGGCGATGCAATTATGCTCGACTATACTCATAAGGTTATGGTCGATCAACCCTTTGCCTCTGGAGTAGAAAACGTTAACCCATTTGCAGTCGTCTCTTGGGTTGGATTTATGGTCATTACCCCAGCAATTGATGACTGGGTTGATGAAGTTCGTTTACCAGAAACACTTACTAGTGTTGAAGGAGATTATGCGGCAACAGTATTTGCAATGGAGGTAGATCCCAATACTGGTTTTGCTCCAACTGAGTGGAATGCATGGGAAACTCAATGGACCAGTACCAGTAGTGGAAGTAGTTCTAGTACTAGAACTGAAAATAGTGGTGGTGGTCCTCCCATTAGACAGGTTACTACGTCTAATTCTTGGTCAACTACTAGAACTGGTCAAACTAGAACTGGAATTAGACCTGAAGTTACTCCTAGAGTTGACAGAGAAGTTCTTGGTGATAGAGTTGTTGATATTAAATATGCTCATTGGAAGAGATCTAGAAACATTTACATCAATGCTCAAAGATTAAAACCAAATATTCAAGTTTATTCTTTCTTAGAGGGAAGAGATGTAAATGCATATTCAACTCCAAAAGTCATCCAAGTAAACGTCACTAGCACAGTTCCATTTACTGTCGGTGAAGATGTTTTTGTGAGTGGTAATGTTAATAGAAAATTTAGAGCAAAAGTTGTTTCTCCAAGAAATTATTATGATGGAGATCTTTTAGTTGATCCATATAGTGGAGGTACAATGCCTTCCAACTATACTGCAAACACTACAGTATTGAATTTAGATTTAGATAGTATGAATGAACTTGGCACATCTGAGTATGGTGGTCATGCTTTAGTTGGAGATACTTTAGTTGGTGCTACTAGTGGTGCAACTGCTACAGTTAGTGCTAAGAAAATGATTGCTGATGAATCTGGTGGACTTCATATGTCCTTGTTCATTCCAGATCCAGCAGAAGAAGGCAATCCAAGATGGAAAGTTGGTGAATCTGTACTTAGATTGACTGACTCTGCAACTAACTCATTAATCCCAGGTGAAGTTGATAGTTCTGTAAACGGTACATATAGTGCTAGTGGAACCACCTTCAGTAAGCAACAGGATGTTCTGTTAGTTAGAAATGCTGAAGTTATTAATCATGATGTATCTGAAAGCAGAGTTCTTACCAGTAGTTCTTCTAGCAGTTCGACCACTTTTGGTGGATGGTATGACCCTCTCGCACAATCATTCTTAGTAGAGGATGCAGGTGGTGCATTTGTGTCTAAAGTTGATATTTACTTTAGAACAAAAGATAAAACTCTTCCTGTAACGATGCAGATTAGAGAGATGGTTAATGGTTATCCAGGACCAACAGTTCTTGCAACCATGAACAAAACTCCATCTCAAGTTAACCTTTCAGAAGATGCTACTGCAGTAACATCATTTGAATTTGATACTCCTGTATACCTTGCAGAACAAAGAGAATATTGCTTTGCAATCCTTACCTCATCTGTAGAATATAAGGTTTGGTTGTCAGAGATGGGTCAAGATGACATTAATGGTAACAGAATTTCTGAGCAACCTTATGCTGGCGTTCTGTTCAAGTCACAAAACGCATCCACATGGACTGCAAATCAACTGCAAGATTTGAAGTTTACTCTTTACAGAGCAGAGTTTGATATTTCACAAAAACCTGTTATCAAGTACAAGCATAATAATGATGGTCTAAATCAGTTTGATCGACTGAGAAATGATCCTATTGAATTGACGGTTAATGGAAACTACATGAAGGTCAATCATTACAATCATGGTATGCATGATCCTTCATCTTTTGTTGAAATTAAAGGTGTAAGTACAGAAGAGTATGCAGAATTAGCAGCAGATTGGAATGGAACTCCAGGTGGTGCTGTATCATTTAAAGGTAACCGCGATTTCTTTGCATATTCATCAAATATCAATGGTGCTGTACCAAGTGGAACTAATCCAGGATACTTTAAGATTGGTGATGCTATTTACAGTTATGATCCAACAACAGTTGGTGCAGCAACGAATGGTGTATACTCGATCACAACAATTAGTAGAGTTGAAGGATCAATCCCTTCGACTGGATTTAAGGCAGCAGACAAATGGATTCCAGAAAACTATGTAAAAGATGGAGTCCCTCTGACTTACATTAATAAGACCCATAGTGATCTCAAGTGGATTACAATGGATTCTTATCAAATTGCAATTCCTGTTACTAGAACTTCTACAGGTCCAATTAATTTCACGTTTGGTGGTACAAATGTATATGCAAGTAAGAACGTAATGTATACAAGTGTACTTCCACTTGTTAATTCAATTGAATTGCCTGGAACTGAAGTAATTGCAACTTATAGAGCAACTAATGGAACTTCGCTTGAGAACTCTGTTTTCTCAAATCCATCCAGTTCTTCTTCACCAACACAACCTTCATACGTTAAGGATTCTGCATTCAGAACTGTTCTTTTAAATGAAAATAATGAATTTAATGTTCCTAAATTGATGGCATCACTTACAAATGAAACCAATCAGATGCAGGGAACATCTTCTGCAAATCTTTACCTTGAACTCAGCAGCACAAAGTCAAACCTGAGTCCAATTATTGACACTCAGAGAGTAAGTTTGGTCACATCTGCAAATAGAGTTGCAGATGTTGATGGTGCGTATGAGAAAGAATATTACTTCAATGATAGTGGAGCATATACTGATATTGGTTCTGAATCAGTTGAAGATTTCAACCCAGCAAACTATTTGACAAAACTCGTAACTATGGAGAATGCTTGTACTGGATTGAGAGTAGAGTTTGCTGCATTTAATCCAAGCAGTTCTTGTAATATTGATGTTTACGTCAAAGCATTGACTGGTGAAGAATCTGATCCTAAAGAAATTGATTGGATTGAATTGTCTGATCCAAATTATGCAACCACTCAGGATGAACAGTTCTTTAGAGATTTCAAATACGAATATGATATTACTGCTGGAGGTACAAAACCAAACGCTACCTTCACCCAGTTCCAGGTTAAGGTCCGTATGAGATCTACAAACCAAGCAGTTGTTCCAATTATTAAGGATTTAAGATGCATCGCTCTGGCTTGATACCAGTTGAGGGTCACGAAGGTTTAGCACGTGACCCAAACACTGGCGCTGTAATTAACACAAACAAATCTGACTTTCAAAAATACAAAGCGGTATCTACCGCAAGAAAAAACTTTGACCAAAAAATTGAAGACACTGCTGCGGAAGTTGCCTCACTAAAAGAGGAAATTTCCGAGATAAAGCAGTTATTAGTTAAATTAGTTGATGGTATAAATACTTGATGATATAGGATATAACTAATGTTAGCTGCGGTAACTAATCTAGTTGTGTATCAGGGAAGTGATTTCCAAAATACCTTCTTTGTGACTGATGACAATGGAGCGCAGTTTGATTTGACTGATTATACTGGAGAGTCAAAGATTAAGAAGCACTATAGTAGTAGTGCTTCGACTGCAATGCAGGTAAATATCAATCCTCCAGAGAACTCAGGGTCTGTTACTTTAACATTAACCAATTCTGTTACTGCTGCAATGACCCCAGGTAGATATGTCTATGATGTGGTTTTGACTAGTTCCTTCGGGATCAAATCTAGAGTATTGGAGGGTATTTTAACAGTAGTAGAAGGAGTAACACTCTAATGGCAAGAATTAGGTTTGGAGATCAAATTTCACCTCAAGTGTCGCGTGTGGCGCTTGGCGGTGCTGCGACAATTCAAAATTTGGGTGACGTTGACACAAACACTAATGGTTTGGCAGATGGTTATCTGCTGATTTATAATGCAACTTCAAAAAGATTTGAAACTGGTAATGTCTTAAATAACGTAACGGTAAACGGAGGATCATTCTGATGGCATCAACCATCCTTATTAAAAGAAGTACGGGTACAACAGTACCGTCTTCCTTAGAATTTGGCGAACTTGCCCTTACGGTTGGTGCTGGTACACAGGTCAATCGTGGCGACAGAGTTTTCGTCGGAGACAATAATTCAACAGTCCAAATCATCGGTGGTAAGTATTTCACCGATATGCTGGATCATGTACATGGTACACTGACAGCAGATTCAAGTATCATCGTAGATAGCAATTCAAAAATTGATCGTTTTAGAGTAGACGACATTAATTTGGATTCTAATGTCATTGAGACAGATACTACTGATACTGATCTTATTTTTAGAGCAAACGGTACAGGAAAACTTGTCATTGAAGATGGACAAGAACTGGAATTTGGTACTACTGGAGATGTTGAACTGCTCTTTACTGATGCTGATGCAGCATTAGACATTAGAAGAGTTGGATCAACTGTTCCTGATTTACGCATTCAAGATGATATGCGTATCTACTTCGGTAGTGACAAAGACAGTGGTATGCGTTTTGATGAGAATCAAACTAATACCCTCAGAGTTGATGGTGCTGATTGGACATTTGATAACGGTGTTGCCATTCAATTCAATGACACCACAAACGCTACAAACTCAACAACTGGTTCTGTAAAACTTGCTGGTGGTCTTGCAGTTGCACAAACTGCTTGGATCGACAACATGGTCGTTGATAACGATGTAACGCTTGGTACTGCATCTAGCGATGTTCTTACTGTTGAGTCAACTACGACATTTAATGCTGATGTTACTTTTAATGGTAATAACACTTACAGTGGCACCACAAGTTTAACTGGTCAGTTAAACGTTGACAACTTAAGAGTTGATGGTAACACTATCTCCACAACGTCAGGTTCTCAGATCATTCTTGATCCTGATCCTACTGCTGGAGACGCTGCTGGTGATCTGATTGTTCGTGGTAATCTCCAGGTTGCTGGTACAACTACGACTGTCAATTCAACTGAAATGACAGTCAACGATCCTGTCTTCAACATCGGTGATACTACTTCCGAGAAAGCAGTTACTTTACTGGCACCTGCTGCTACGTCAACACTTAATGTTGACAATCCATCGGGTATCGCAACTGGTGGTCTTGTAACTGGTACTAATGTTGGTACTGGCGGAAGAACAATTAGTGGAATTGTAGTTGTATTCCACACTGATGCAGGATTCTCTGCACAACCATCTATTGGTGATGCAATCTATCATTTGAAGGATGGTGTATATCAACAATTAGGTACTTTCCAGACACAAACTTCTAGCACAGTTAGAATTCAACTACTTCCATCACTCTCTCTAAGAGAGAGTGCATTCTATGAAGGTGATTCTTTAACTGATGGAAATACTGGAACTCCACAAACAGTTGGTCTTGTAAAAGATGCAAGCAATCAAACTGTATTTGAAACCACAACGCTTTCTCTGAGTGCTCCAATTTCTGCAGAAATTGCAGTTGGTGATTTTGTCACCATTACCCAGGGATCTAATGATGGTATGGATCGTGGTATTCAATATTCATACCACAATGGTTCTGTAATTAAGCATGGTTTCTTTGGTTTTGACAGAACTGCTGGTGAAGATGGTCTTGGCGCATTCACATTCATCGAGGATGCTACTAATACAAATAACATCTTTACTCACACTAAAGGTGCTGTTCAGTCACTTAAGATTGAACAAGATGATCTTGATCAGTTAGTTGTTACTACTCTTCCTGCTGCAGCAAATCAGACCTATAGTAACCTTACTCCAACTGGAGGAGAGGGTACTGGTTTGACCCTTAATGTGGTACGTGATGGTTCTGGTGCAATTTCTGGTGGTTCCGTTACTATTGTTGCTGGTGGATCATATTATCAAGAAGGTGACTTACTTACCATCACTGGTAACCAGATTGGTGGTTCTGCTGGTGCTGATGATCTCCAGTTAAGAGTAACTGCTATCACAGTTTCAAGAGGCACAGTTTTACTGGGCGATCTTGAACTTGATGTTGATCTTGCAGTCAAGCACGGTGGTACTGGAAGATCTGAGTTCAACAGCAAAGGTATCCTTTACGGAAACGGCACTGGTGAACTTTTAGAAACCGCTGCTGCAAACATGGCAAATCCAGGCGTTGGTCCTGACGTTGCCACATCATTCCAGATCCTGACAGTAACTGCTGCTGGGGTCCCCGTCTGGACTGATACTGTTGATGGGGGAACATTCACCTGAGGTTAAAAAATGAACAATGAATTAGATGTAAATGTCCTTATTGCTACCTTACAAAAAAAGGTAACTGACTTGACTCTTACAAATATTGTATTAGAGGCGAGAAATAAAGATTTGACGAATCGGTTAAATAGTATCATAGAACAGTCACATTCAGAGAATGCTATAAATGGCAAGCAGAATCAAGCTAAAGAGATCCACAACTCCGAACTCGGCACCGACGACTTCTGATCTTACAGATAAGGAGGTAGCTCTTAATATTGTTGATAGAACCCTGTATGTTAACAATGCGGGTAATATCACTGAAGTTGCTAATGCGGATCCGAACGACGAGAAGATCGTTCCTTCTATGTTCTCAAGTTCCATCACTGATGGAGTTGGGAACACTTGGTATGTTTCTACAAATGGAACAGACAAGGCAACACTTGGTTCTGTAAACCCTCGCCATGGGGAAACTACAGGAGCAAATGCTTGGGGCAAAACTCCAACTACAGCATTTGCTTCTTTGAAGTATGCGTTGGATAATTATGCCCAATCTGGGGATACCATTGTTGTTGCTACTGGTACATATACTGAAGTATTCCCACTGACTGTTCCTGTTGGGGTTGTTATCAAAGGTGAAGGATTAAAATCTACTTTTATCCAACCAACTTCTGGCACAAATACTGAAGATGCTTTCTTAATTGAAGGTGATTGTAATATTGAAGATCTCTGTGTAACTGGTTTTTACTATGATGGTGTAGGTGACACAGGATATGCATTTAGATTAAAGTCAACATATACCGTTGCAGACGGTGGTAGAAGACCATATATTCAACGATGTAGCGTAATTACAACTGGTAGTACCACTTCGGGTAGTGACCCTCGTGGATACGTTGCTGGAGACGCTGGTAGAGGTGCCTTAGTAGACGGATCGACTGTCGCTGCATCCTCTATTGAAGCAGCACTGCTGTTTAACGAGTGTACATTTGTTGTACCCAATTCAGTAGGTCTGTATCTCAAAAATGGCGCTCGTTGTGAGTGGTTAAACTCATTCACATATTTTGCTGCCGATAGTATTAAGGGTGAAAACCCAGGTGGATCTGGTTTCAAAGGAGCAGGTAAAACCAGATTAAAACTTAATGGTACACTTGGTACGTTTAATGCTACCGATACCATTACATATTATGATACTGATGGAACAACTGTGCTTGCGAGCGGCACAATTGATTCTAATGACGGAACTTATATTTACATTGATGGTCAAGGAACTGGACAATTTGTTGAGGCAGAAGCAGATACCACTGGCAAGCTTGTCACTGCAGTTGGTGATGCTCAGTTAGACACCGATATCAAATACTTCGGTACAGCATCCTTACTCCTCGATGGTTCTGGAGATTATCTTTCATTAGCAGGATCTTCTGATTTTGGTTTTGGTACTAGTGATTTTACTGTAGAAGGATGGGTTCGCCCAACAACAGTAACTGGAACTTTACACATTTATGACAGCAGAAGCACTGCTGGAGACACTGCTGGTCGTTTGTATCTTGATAATGGTCAAGTTCGTTATGCAGTAGGTGGTAGTGACATTGTAACTTCTGGTGGCACTACTGTTAGCGTCAATACTTGGACTCATATTGCAGTTGTTCGTAATTCATCAACAACTAAGATTTATGTAGATGGCGTTGAACGAGGATCTGCAGCAGATTCTAATGATTTAGGATCATCAAGAGCACTGTATATTGGTGCTAACTTTGGTGGATCTAATGCATTTGTAGGTAATATCGACGAGTTTAGAGTAAGTAAGGGACTTGCTCGCTATACTTCAACTCCATTTACAGTTGCAACTTCTGAGTTTATTGTTGATACTAATACACAACTCTTACTGCACTTCAATGGTCTTGACGGATCTACTGATATTTTAGACGGTAGTGTTTCAGTTCAAGACATTCGCTCTTCTTCAGGCGGTACTGCTGCGTACATTGGTCTTGCAGATTACACCGACTTTGGTGCTGAACTTCGTTCTATTGGTTCTGCATCTATTTATGGTGAGCGTGGTATTACTGCAGATGGTAAAGGCGTAAGATTGCGTTGTGTTCTTCACAACTTTGGTTATGTTGGAACTGGTGCTGATGCTACAAATGATATTAGCAATGTCAATCAAGCAAATGAGATTGTTGAGACCAATGGTGGTAGAGCACTCTTTACCAGCATGGACCAAAATGGGGACTTCCGTGTTGGTAATGCATTCTTTGTAGATCAAGAAAACGGCACCGTATCATTTGTTGGAGGTACTTCTGGCGGTGGTACAACCTTCGACCAGTTAATTGTTACTGGTACTGGCAATACAACTACGATTCTTCCTACAAGTATTACTGTAGGAAATCTTGAATTATCTCAAAATGATATTATTTCATCTACAGGATTACTTCAAACATCTCCACTGAATATTGGAAATCTTCAGTTTGGAGTAACTGGAAATAGCATTATTGATACTACAACTGGTGACTTATACTTAAGTTCTAATAATGGAACCACTTATGTTGATGACAATTTAGTAGTAACTGGAACTACAACATTACAAGGCAATTTAGTCACTAATCAGTCAATCACAGTTGCATCATCTAATGTAACTAATTTGACAGCATCTAATGCTGACATTGATAATTTAGATGTTTTAGATAATGCCAATGTTTATAAAGATTTCACAACATATTCTACGGATTTCATTGGATCTTCTTTTGGTATTGTAGATTATCCTGCTGGAACTTATACAGATATTGCATTGACTGGTGGATCTGGTCAAGGTGCTATTGCTGATATTGTAATTGCTGGTGGTGGTGTTTCTGGTGGATCATTTGCTGCTCTTGGTGGACAATCTCCAAGCACTAATCCTGGAATTAGTGGAACGGGAGGTACTGGAACTGGAGTAGTAGCAACAATTGAAGTTAATACAAACCAAGATGTTTCTAGCGTTACAATTACTTCACCAGGAACTGGATATACTGTAAACGATGTAATTGAATTTGACTTTGGTGGTTCTGCAAATGTTGAATATACAGTTTCTTCAGTAGCTGCTTCCGTAGAATCAGTAACAGTCACTGATTTTGGAACTGTAGCATATACAGTTGGAGATATTCTTAGTGTTAGTGATGGAGATATTGGAGGGGGTGGTCCATATTTTCAACCATTATCATATACAATTACTGCATTTGAAACTCATGTTTTTATTGATGCCTCTGAAAATACAACTCTTCTGAAAGGAACTTTAGAATCTCAAGGAAGTGCTTGGTTAGCAAGTACAACCGAAAATTCTTTTGTTGCAGTCGGATTCCCTAATGATCATAACTTTGGATCTCAAGCTACAGTTGATCCAGATGATGCAGAAAAATTAGAAGTCAATGGTAATATTAGAACCCAAGGTGATGTAAAAGCACTTGGAAATATTGTAGCATCTTTTGGATCTGTAACTCAACCTTCTATTAAGTTTGACTCTGATCCAATTTCAGATGCACTTTGGAATAGAACTGGTTTCTTTGGAGAATACCTTGAGAATCATGGTAAAATTAATGTAGTTGGTGATGAAGGGAGAATCGCAAGATATTCTGCAGATAGAACTGATTTTTATAAAACTGCTAATTTCTTAAATTTCACATTTGCAGATCCAACAATACAATTAGGTTCTGGATATACTTTAGGTGATTATCAAGATGTTGAAGTTCTTGGTGGTAGTGGAAGTGGATTACTTTTAAATCTTACTGTTGCTTTTGATGGAACATTAACCGATGCTGGTGCTGGGTATAGTGATTATGAATGGCCTGATATTCCACTGTCATATTATGTTGCTCCTGGGGGATCAGTACAAACAGTCAATAATTTAGTTGGTGGATCTAATTATATTGATGGTACATATACAAACGTACCTTTGACTGGGGGAACTGGCAATTTTGCAACTGCTGATATCACAATCGCATCTGGTGCAGTAACTAATGTATCCATTGTAACTGGTGGTGCTGGATATACAGTAACTGACACTCTTAGTGCAGAAACTACTGATCTTGGAGGATCAGGTGTCACTGCAGTAAGTTTTAATAATAATGGTTCTGGATATAGAGATGGAACTTATTTGTCAGCATCGTTAGCAAATGTTTCTGGAAGCGGTACAGGTGCTACCGCAGACATTGTTGTTAGCGGTGGGGCAGTTACATCAGTAACTATTGTAGATTCTGGATCGGGATACACTTTACTTGATCAATTAACTCCAGATGTAACCACCTTTGATAGTAATGGATCATTTACATTTGCAGTTGAGGATGCATCTTCAAGTACGGATTACACATTTACTGGAGATGCCACTGGTGGAGATCCAACAATTACAGTTAACAAAGGTGATGACTTAACTTTTAATGTCAATGTTCCTGGAAGTGGACTTACTGATAATGCATTTTATATTGTAAGTGACTTACAAAATGGTTCATATAGCTCCATTTTCAATGTACAAGGCGTCAATAATAATGGTGCTACATCAGGAGCAATCACTTGGACTCCTAATACCGCTGGTACTTTTTATTATATTTCCGCAAATGATAGTAATCGTCAGGGTGTAATTGAAGTATTAGAAACAGCAATTGGTAGTGGATGTAATATATCTCCTTCTACACTTGTTACTGGATCTGGATTCTCCGTTGATGTTGCTACAGTTGGAGCATCTGCAGGAGGAACTGGAGCACGTGCAAATATTACTACTCAGGCAGGTATAGTTACAGATATTGTTATTATTAATGGTGGATCTGGGTATAGTGTTTTAGATCAACTGACTGTTAATTATACTGATCTTATTGCTATTGATGAATTAGGAAATACAATTACTTCTGTACAACCAACAACAGATTTTGTATATAGAATTGATGATATTGGTGCAGTATCAGTAACTTCAGTTTCAGATCAAGGTTCTGGATATGAAGAAGGTGATGTTATCACTCTCCCATCCTCATTTAGATCTTCTCCTGTCGCTGAGTGGAATGCAGAAGCTACCTATGTGGTTGGAGAGTTAGTATCAAACAATTATAATTTATATCAGGTTGATGTTGGTGGAGTCAGTGATATTGCTAATCCACCAGTACATACCGTTGGATCTGTAGTTAGTGGGGAAGTAACATTTACTTATATTGATCAAGAATATTATTATGAGATTGGTGCTGCTACTTCAGAAAATACAGTTATTTTAGATCCAACTGAAGGTAGCATTGATGCTAAAGAAATTGATATTACTACTGATACTGGTATTAATATTAACAATTCATTGAATATTACAAATAGTACTATTCAAAAAACTACTAATGGTAATTTAATATTATCTGCTTCAGATTATGTAGAAGTTGCTGGAACTTCCGCATTTATTGTACCTGCTGGAGATACTTCCCAGCGTCCAGCACTAGTATCTGGAGATGCTGGTGCAATCAGATTCAATACAGAAGAATCTAGATTTGAAGGATTTAATGGTTCTTATTTTGTATCTCTTGGTGGCGTCAGAGACGTTGATGGAAACACTTATATTAGTGCAGAACTGAATCCTGGTGATAATGATAATACTTTAAGATTCTTTAATAATGGTGTTCAATCTATGCAGGTTGAACAAACTAAATTGACATTCCAAAGTGTTACCGATATTATTACTACAAATGTTTCTGGTATTACTGAGTGGGAGGCAGGCGCTGCGGCAACTGCTCCAGCAGATCCAGTTAATGATCCACCAGTATTTGTATATTATGAGTACAATGTTTATAGTGTAACTTCTTCGGGAACATTTGATGCAACAACTCCACCAACACATACAACAGGAACTGTAACTAATGGTACTGTAGATTTACTTTGGGTTCGCTTTGCCTACGGTGAACTCACATTTAATAATACAGATTCTAACGTATCATTCTTACTTGATAATTTAATTGTAAATAATAATGCTGTAAGAATTAGTGGAACATCATCAACATTTGGTAAAATTGGTACTAATAGCGATGGATTAATCCTCAATTTTACCGCACAAGAAACTGAATTTATTAAATTTGGTTCTACTGGAACATTAGAAGTAAATGTTAATTATGATCTTGGAACTCAAAATTATATTCAAGTATTAGATAAGGATCTTCGCAAGTTTGATCTTAGAGATACTAGAACAGGTTCTGGAGTTACTTCACTGAATACCTCTAATGGAAATTCTACAACTGTATCATTATTCCCATACACCGAATCATATTCGGGTAAAGTTATGGTAGAAATTACAGATGATTCTACAACACCAAGAAAACAGTATTCTGAAATTTCATATCTTGTCAAATCAGATGGATCTGATATTTTATACACTGAAAGTAATAAGATATATACTGATGTAGTTCTTTGTAATGTAGAAGCAGATCTTGATGGTGGTAATGTAAGTATTTTGATTACCGATGTTACTGGATCAACTACTTTGACATATAGCATTAAGGTCGTTTCAAACACAATATTAGCGTAATTCCATGGCAAAATTTTTAAAGTCGCTACAATCAGAGGGTGGTTTTTCTGTTGCAGAAGCAACAATTATCGATGAAAATCGTAATATTATTGATGCTCACACTATTAAAGTTTTAGACAATACCAATAATAAAACTTTCAAAAAAGATTATATCATTCATGGATTACTAGATGACAATAATACATCACTTGAGATGACTCCAACTCATGAAGTGGAGGCAGATAGAATAGTTTTTCTTAGTGCGTTTTTACTTGCAACTTGGGTTGGATATCCAATTGCAGTTTATAATTCCAATGCTAATAGCACAACAGTAAGTTGTCAACTGGAAAATCATGGATTAACTGACGGTCAGTTAATCTCTGTGGAATTTAAAAATCCATATACATCATTTAATAACAATTATAATATTACTTTAGTTGATTCTGATAATTTTACATTTACTACAGCAACTCCACTTGATGTGAATAATCCTGTATTGTTGCAAGAATTGGAAATTACTAGTTATTCTGATACTTGGGAATATGCAGTAAAAGTTGAATCTGCAGTTTTAAGTGATTCAAGTAATAATTTAACCTTAGCAGCAGTTTCTAAATCTGTAGTAAAAGATAATGTTTCACCTGGACATTCTTGGAATGTAGACCCAGTTGTAAACAATACTACAAACACTCTAACATTTACCCCATCATTCTCATCAAATGCAAGTACTGAACTTCGTGGCAACGGAATTAGATGGAGTGGTAAAGTTGAGATAGTATATACAGAACGTAGTTACTAATTCGATAAATAAATCTATACGGAGACCATAGGAGCAAATGGCTTTAGAATTTAACGCTGATAAGCAGATAATCAAATCTGATGAGTTAGTTATTCAAAATGATACTAGTGTTAGATTTGATGTTGGTGGTTCTGCTGACAAGAAGACCGCAATATTTGGATCGTTAAGCGCAGATACTGAGAAACTGGTCCGTGTTGGCATTAACACTGCTCAACCACAGTTTGAACTTGATGTTAATGGTCAAATTAGAACGACCACATCTATCATTTCTGATACTGCTCGTATTAATAATCTGGATATTGATACCATTGTCAATCCAGAACTGAATCTTAAAGCTCCTATTCTTAATACTTTTACCGATCCAGATACTGGTCAAGTATATTGGCCAACTTCACAAACTCCTGGATTTAGTGATGATAGCAATAAAATTGCTACTACAAACTTTGTTTATAACATTGCTACCAATGACGTTGGTGGTCGTATCTATGTCTCCGAACAAATTGGTTCTGACTCGTTTGATGGTCGCTCCGCCACAAAACCAGTAAGAACAATTAAAAGAGCAACTCAACTTGCTGCTGAAACTGCTCAAAAAGAAACTTTAATCGTTGCTGGTGGAGATTACTTAGAAGATAACCCAATCTCCTTGCCAGATCAGTGTTCGGTTGTTGGTGACAACATTCGTCTGTGTATTATCAGACCCCAGAATCCTGGGAAACATATGTTCAAGGCGTCGAACGAGAACTATGTAACAGGCATCACTTTCCGTGATAATCTTAACTCTGAAGGCAACCCAGCATTTACTTGGGGATATGCTTATGTATTTGATGACAAACAAAGATTCTTCTATCCTAAATCATTGGGTGGTCAGTATGGAAGAACTTTTGAATTAGGTCATAAGATTGCTGCACTTCCTATTTGGAAGTTGAGATTTGTTTCCAATAACGGTGGAGCAAATCTTGCTGTTGGATTGACAGTAACTAATGATACTACTCAAGGTACTGGTGTAATTACCGAAATTGAATTTGATGTAATTACTGATGGTCAAGGCAATTCTAATCCAACAGACCAGTCAGGTTATATTACAATCAATAATATCACTGGTACTATTAATGCAATTGGTGCTGACTATGAGTACACAGTAGCAAATACAACTTATGTTCTTAATGTAACTGGTGCAGAGCAGTTAACTCCTGATGCACAAGTTGTTAAGCATGTAACAACTCATCCTACGATTGGTCTTAAGAGTGTAAAATATGATCCAACAAACTATCCTCAGGGATTAATCTTTACCGTTGTTGATGGTCAATATCATGATTATGAAGTTGGTCAGTATGTTGAGATTCAGAATATGCCAGCCGTTGGCACATTCTCAGATCTTAGTAGATTCAATGGTAGACAATTTGTTTCTCATAGAATTGAAACTGCCGATGGATTTAGCACTCAATTTGTAGTATTTAAAGATACTCCAACAGATCTTATCACTTTAGGTGCTCTTAATGGCGAGTATGACGTTACTGCAAATGGTGGTACTGTAACATCTGATGATCATTATGT